TGATAAATATAATTATTAAATTTGCCAGGTATTATTAAGCGTATAGGCAAACGCTATATACTGGTAACACCAGTAATCTTTTGTGATATCTCATTATAAGTTTTCACATAATCTTTAATAGAATGAAAACTTTTATTTGAGTTAAGCAATTCTTCCGCAACTACTTTTAAAGCGTTTGAAAATCTTGCTGGATAACAAATCGTTTTAATATAAGGAGTATTATTTTCTCCTTTAATAACGTTTTCATAAACTGTATATCCTCCAGTAGAAGATTTAGTTATGAAGTAAGGTTCCATGCCAGGATCTTTTATAACAGTATCACTAGCAGGTATTGAATTAGGTTTACGTAACATTTATATAACTATTTAATTTAAAATTAAGTTCTTAAGTTCTTGTTCTTGAAGTAAGCCAGTTTTCTTGACTTCTTCTTCTTCCTTAATAATAACTGTATAAGGAATAGATCTAACTTTGTATTCAGCAGCTAAACCAGTAGTATCTTTATCTACATCAATCTCTACAAATTCAACTCCTTCTACTTCTTCTGCAACCTTGTCCCATATCTTACTGTACATTTTACAAGGCCCGCACCAATCTGCGTAAAATTTTATAGCTTTAACCATATTATAATATAATAAAAATAAATTAATAATCCAACTTTATTCTACTGTATTTCCATCGACTGAGATTTCATGCCAATGTACTCTTCCATCTTCGATTGCTTTCTTAATATTTCTCTGTTTAGACATTAAGAATGAAGAACCACTTTTTACCTCGATAATATGAACTGCACATTTAGTCTTACTTTTAGTATCTGTAAAAGCTACATAATCTATAGGCATTCCTAAAAAAGTACAATCTTCTGCAGGTACTGGAAAGTCAGTCATGAAAGGAACGAAGTGTTCTATGGTTTTTCCCCATTGAACTGCTCCGGACCTTTTCTTTGCATCAATTTTGATTAATCCTTTTTCTACTTCGAAGTCTTCTTTTATTTTTTTTATTTTCAGAGTATAAAATATAACTACTCCTACTAGGATTAATCCTAAAACAATTGATAATAACATAATTTAATTTTAACCATCACAGCTCAAACAGTCAGTAGACGTTCTACTTCCTATATCACCATTAATTACTGAATCTGTTCTTAAATAATATAAAGTTTTAACACCAAGCCTCCATGCAGTCATATGCACCTCGTTAATAAACTTAGGACTGTCTGAAGGATCGAAAGCTAAATTTAACGATTGAGTTTGATCAATATATTTCTGTCTAGCAGCAGCTTGTTCAACTAGCTGTAATTGGTTTATTTCTGCGAAAGTTAAGAAAATAGGTTTATCTTCTGCAGGCATAATATCTTCGGGTAGATTAGCGATAGATCCTCTATCTTTCATAATCTGGTCCCAAACTTCTTCTGTATTTGCTCCTTTTTCCTCTAAATAAGCTTCTAATGCACCATTTTTTCTAATAAAAGTTCCTTTGGCAGAATTAAAAGTATAGATATTAGCAGGAATAGGTTCGATACCGGCAGAAACACCACCAGCAATTGTACTATTTGAAACAGTAGGGGCTATTGCCATTACGTGAGTGTTCCTCATACCAGTACCTCTACACCAAACCGGTTCTCCGTATTCGTCTGCTAATTTTCTTGAAGCATTCTCTGCTTTTTGTTTAATATCAGAAAATATTTGGTGAGTTAAAGAAGTTGCGGCTACAGATGCAAATGGTATTCTTTCATTTTGTAGTAAAGTATGCCATCCTAATACTCCTAATCCAATTGCTCTTCCTTTTTTAGCACTTCTGTGTGCTCTTACTAGAGATTCTCTTCCGGAAGTCTTAGTTAAAAATTCTTCTAAAACCCCATCTAAAAAATAAATCGCAGTTTCTATTAAATCGGTATTTTTCCATTCATGCCATTTAGTAAGGTTTACTGAGGATAAGCAGCAAATAAAGCTATGTTCTTCGTCTGTGTGCAGAGTAATTTCAGAACATATATTTGTCATCGAAACATCTAAATTATTCTTTTTGTATGCAGCAGGACTGTTGTTATTAACATTATCGTGATACATAATATAAGGTTCTCCAGTTTCAACTCTAGATTTTAGTATTTTAACCCAGATTCTCATTGCCTCAGCGTCTCTATGCTCTAATCTTTGCATGAATACATCATCCACTACAACACATTGATGAAGGTTTAGACACTGTCTATTAGGATCTCCTTTTGGTCTTCTAATTTCTAAATATTCTTCAATATCCGGGTGATTAATATCTAAATTTACTGATGCTGCTCCTCTACGTACTGCTCCTTGATTAGTAGCAATAATAGTAGAATCGTATATTTTAGCCCAAGGTACTACTCCTTCTGATTGACCCATATTTCCATTGCCAATCTTTGCCTCTCTTCCTCTAATTTTAGATAACCCAATACCAACTCCTCCACCAAGAGAGGTAAGCCTCATTAACTCAGCGTTAGTAAGGCCTATTCCTCTAATAGAATCTGGTGTGTCAATACCAAAACAGGAGATAGGTAATCCTCTATCAGTTCCTGTGTTCGATAAGACAGGGGAGGCTAAGTTCAACCAACCTTTCCACATGTATCTGTAGAACTTATTTGCTAAGTCAGGTCGATCTAATCTTTGTGCTACTCTGTTAGCTACTCTTCTGAATGCTAATTTAGGTGTTTCGTTCTCTAATAAGTACCCTTTAGATATAGTTGCTAAAGAGATTTCATTCATCCACTCAGGATAATCTTTGCCTGCTTCCCATTGGGAATAATCTATTTGTAAAGTCATATCTAGTAATTAAAACATTGTTTCAGCATCCCACTCCATATGACCCTTAGCGTAATTAGTCACCCTGTTGGCAAAGAAATCAGTTTGCTGTTTTCCAGCTATAACTGCATCAAACCATTTCATAGTCTTTAAAGCACCTTTATCAATCTCTTCAGCAGGAATAATTGGTTTTAAACCTAAATCTGCCATCTTAGTATTAATTCTATGTTTGATAAAATTCTTTAATTCATCTTTAGTTAAGTTCTCTAAATCACCTAATTCAAATACCTTATCAATAAAATCAAATTCTAATTTAGATGCTAGCAATGCAGCATCTTCAATTTCTTTTACTAACTTATCAGTTTTAAATTCTGGGTGTTCTTTCATTAAAGTTCTAAATAACCAGCAGCCAGCTTCAGAGTGGAGTGACTCATCTCTTACTGACCATTCTACTATCTGTCCTACTCCTTTAAGTTTATTTCTCATTTTAAACGATAAAAGAACTGCAAAAGAAGAAAATAAATTAACACCCTCTGTAAACGCAGAAAAAATCGCTAACGACTTAGCTCTTTCATGCCAGTTTGGAGTACCGTCGTGATTATCTCTCACTTGCATTAACGCTTCTATCTTCGCCATAGTAGTTTCATCTTCTAAAAACTCTGCGAAATCATCTAAACCTAATTGCTCATTTAATAAAGAATATGCCTCAGCGTGGATAGTTTCTGAAGAACCTAAGGTTGTCCCCATCATTATAACTTCTGGTTTTCTAAACCATTTAGTTACTAATGTTGACCAGTAATCATTTACTATAGTTTCAGTTTGAGCGAATCCTTTTAGAATCTGCCCAACGACATTTTTTTCATGGTCTTTCAAGTTACTTTTCCAATCAGTTACATCTTGTGACATAGGCACTTCTGTATGTAACCAATGTGCTTGTTGTTGTTTTAGCCAGTAATCAAATGCTTTTGGGTATTCGAATGGTTTATACACCACTCTTTCTTCTAATAGACTCATATATCTTTATATATTAATAGGTTAATAAGACAGTAAATCCCCAAGAGTCAATATATTTCTCTTGAGGACATCTTTAATAAATATTAGCATTATCCGTTATCTAAACGTTCAACACTAAAAAATTTCTTTGCCAATTCTTTGTGGGTAGAATTCACTCCATTTTCATTCGGTATATCTAAACTATCTAAGTCTGCTTTACCTTCAAATTCGATATGTCCGTTGTTGGTATCCATTTTAACATTATATGTCATACCATCTTGTCCGTATCGATTCTTCATTACGTGAACTCTACCAGTTCCTAGGACTTTGTCCTCTTTCTGTCGCGAAAGAGACAGGCAAATGTCTGCAACCATCATTTTATCATAACTTCCTGCTGCCTTATCTCCTTCAATGACAGAATCTTTAGCACCCATTCTATTTACCTGAGATGGTGTAAGAATAGGTATCTTAAGTTCTTTTGCTAAACCTTTTGTAGCAATAAATACATCGTCAATCTCATCTTTTCTTTCTGAAAATTTTCCTTTAGAAGGAGCTCTAAGATAATCAACATAATCTATAATTACTATATCAGGTTTATGATCCATATCAATACATTTCTGAATATGAGATTTAATAGTATTAACTGTAGCGCTTTTAGGTGCATATTCTTTTACAATTAACCTACCTTTTAAATTATCTACATATTTCTGTACTTCTTTACGGTGTTTATTTACTTCGTCTATAGAATAACCAGTAAAATAACAGTCAAATCTTTTGCCAACATAATCCTCACCTAACTCTAAGGTATAAAAGTTAACTTTATGACCTAATTGAACTGCATGTGCTGCTATTGCAACCATAGTCCAGGATTTACCACCACCTGGGTTACCAAATATAATACCTAAATCACCAGGTCCAAATCCTCCTTGAATACCATCATTAAGTATAGGCCAAGGAGAAGGTATAGTAGGTCTGTAATCTGTTCTGTACCTACTTTCTACATCTTTATTATACTCATGTCCGATATTTTTATCCATACCGGCTTTCATAGCTTTTTCTACTAAGTTTCTGATACCGTCAAAATTACCTTCTTTAAGTAAATCAGCAGAGTCTAGTATAGCTGATTTCATCTCTTGATTCTTACAGAAGTTAGTAAATTCTTCCTGTACATAGTCTAAATCATCTTGAGATGCTTGATAGCTATTACGCAGCTCTTCTTTTAAAGCAACCTGTAGTACTTCATTTTCTACTTTTTGTAGTTCTACTTTAAGCACATCCATAGTTACTGTAGTATGGTACTTATCGAAGTAAGAAGTAATCTGATTGATAATCCACTTATGTGAATCTGCATCAAAGTATCCGTCTGTTAGTACATCTCTTACATTTAAGAGGAATCCTTTATCTGTAAGTAAAGACCCTAGTACTTTTAGTTGAAATCCTTTTCCGTATTGTTGTAAACTTTTTAATGTCATTTTATAACCGTTGTTAGCCCCCTAAAGTTTTCAAGCCATCCTTCTGTATTTTTAGTAACGCCTTCTATTTTATCTTGATCTAATAATCTTAAGAAAGCGCCTGTCTGCAAATCAGGTATCGGGCTCTTTATTATATCTAATATAGTATTTTTTTCGCTATTATCCAACACAGAATTGTGTAAATTCATCAATTCGTAGTTTTTTTCTACCCTATCCCACTCATGGATAATTTTAGCGAATATTTTCTTCGGTTTTTCACCGTCTAATTGCGTTTCACAATGATCCCAAACATTTTGTAATGATGCTAATGAATCCCAAGTAAAGCTTTTCCATTCAGATAATATAGTTTTAATCCCTAACCCTTTTATACCGGGTAAATTATCGGAATTATCACCCAATAATGCTTTTACTATATTATAGTTCTCAGGTAAAACTTTTATTTCCTCTACTATATTATCTACTGTAAAAGTCTTCTTTTTTACTGGTGCATAAACTTCAATGTTTTTATTCACCAATTGTAGGAAATCTTTATCTGATGAAACTATCGTGACTTTTTTATTATTACCTGATGCTTGTTTAGCTAAGTAAGCTATTATATCATCGGCTTCTAATTTTTCCATTACAATCTGCTGTAAAGGTAAGCATTCTAGGTAATCCATAGTTCTATATAACTGACCTATTAATGCTTCTTGTTCTTCTTCTCTAGTATCGTATAGTCCCCAGTGAGTTATTCGAGCAGTAGCTCTTTGTGCTTTATAATTAGGATCAATATTTTTACGATTTCCGGAACCACCCTTTCCATCCCATACAACTACTACCCTAGTTGGGTCAAAAATACGTGTAACGTATCCTAGTGAGCGAAGAAAGCCCACCAGGCCTCCGATATGTGCGCCTGATGGGTTCATCGCCTTGAGAAGAGAGAAACTACGAATTAACATATTCATAGCATCAATGACCAGAATGTGATCATTCAACTCTCGGGGTGGGGTCTGCTTTAAGTTTTTTAGGATTTCGTCGTACGCCATTAATCTAACAAATTAGGTGAAATTGGAGTCTCTTCTAAATCACCTTCTTCGATTAGATCAAAGTCTACAGAACCGACTAATTTTAACCAATGTTCTTTATGAGCATCTCTATACTTATCTATAGCTTTTTTATCATCTTCTATAAAACCATGTTGAGTCATTACAATTCTACCTCTTGATTGGACTCCTCCGATATGGTTCTTTTCTACTTGAACATTTGTTCGTTTAGCAAATTCTACTTGCATACCGTTTTTTATAGCCTTAATTTTAGAAGTACCTGGATTAGTAATATTACCAAAAGTAATAACTAAAGTAGAATCGTACCACATTGACATACCTCCTTTATTTTGTAATTTAGGTTGTCCCATTGGATGTTCTGGTTTCATAGTCCAGACTTTATTGATAGCAACTAACGTATTAGTATAGGGTGAGTTCTCTTTTCTAGATAATAGAATCTTTTGATTAAGATTATTACCAAATTGAGTGGACATCGCTCCTGCATTCCATTCGTTATTGTTCTTATTAGATCTTACAGATAAATCACAAGGTACTGATCCAATACTATCCCAGAAGAAACACATATCAAAAGGTAAATTACCTTTAGCTTGTTCGTCCATAAGATCTGCAATATAAACTGCTACATCTTCTATAGTATTTAAAGTTCCTCTATCAGCATATAAAAAATGTCCTTCGTAATCTGTTATATTACCGTTATCATCTTTTACTTCTTCTATCTGTAGTCCCATCTCTTTTGCATGTTCCCAAGACCACTTCATCTCAGTTATGATAAAAACAGGCAGTATACCCAGTTTCTGGGCATTGACTGCTGCTTCTATAAGGGCAGTTGTTTTGCCCGTATCACTATGTCCACGCAATAGAGTGATATGTCCGGTTGGAATACCGGGTAAGGAAGTTATATCTTGAAAGGCTTTTGAAAGTGGTATCCAACCTTGCTCCTTGAACTTAACAGAAGCGTTGGAGAAACCTTTTTTCTTTTTAAAATTCCCTAAATTAAACGACTTACGTACAGACGCGGTCGCTCTTGCTTGTACTTCTTCTTTCTTTTTTGCCATTTTTACTCGTTAAATAGGTCATCAAATTTACTAACTGTATCTTTATTGCCAGCGGTAGCTGTTTCTAAAGTAAAGTCAGTTTTTTGAGGACTAGAGCTTTCTGGCGTAGTTTCAGCACCTGCTGCTGGAGTATTCTCCTCAGCTGATCCTGGGTTTAAGTAGTTTTGAAGTTGTTTCTTAATAAAATCGTAATCGTACTCTGTATGTACTTCTACAGGATTAGGTTGAGTTTTTAACCATTTATCAACTAAATCATTATTGTCTGATAAAGGTGTTTGCTTAGGTTTAATTCTAACAGTAGTTTCCGGGTAAGGGTTACCTTGTCTTTGTTCTACTACCATATCCCAACCGTTAATTACATCGGTGAAGTCACCTACATCTTCATCTTCTGCTAAAGCAAGTAAAGATTTATAGATAGTTACTCCGAATCCCCATAGCCGTACTCCTTTGTCCTCCTCTCCTCTAACGATTACTGGTGCAAAGATTCTTGTCTTTGGGTTGATTTTACCAGATAAAGACCAGTTATCTTTATCATTCGTTTTTCTAAGTTCTTTTACAAACTCTTCGATTGGATCTTGCTTACCGAAGTTAGATAAAGCAACCATAGGGTATTTACCAATACCGTAGTGAAACTTTAACTCCTTAAAAGGATAAGCAGGATCGAAAGCAGATGGTACAATACGTACTGTTTGCTTTCCTAGTTCAGGTTTCCAAAAAATAGTGGAATAGTCAGTTTTTTCTCTTTGCTGACCGTTGTTGTTTAAGGCATCGAGCTTAGCCTTGATCGCATTTAAATCCATATAACTAATTTTAATTTATAACTTATTATACTAATATAAGAACTTATTTTCAGTTCTCCAACTCTATTATCTTATAAAGTTTAGTATTTACTCTTTTTAGCTCAGGGCCTTTGGTGAGAAGAATGCAATTCCTGTAATCAGACCAATTGACTCTATAAGATGTATCGAGTACACCTCCGTTAATTTCTTTAATTAACGTATTTAAAGCATTAATAGTGTAGAGAGTGTTAGTCTCTTTTTTTCTATGTACAAGAATAGTATTTTCTAAAAATGTTGAAACATTTCCAAAATCTACATTGTACGTACATATATACTCATCTTGGCTCTTTGAATAAAGAACAAAGATTTTATTGTATATAATTCTGTACTTCTCTTGAATAGAGGATAATACGTCTTCTAATCCTTCCTCGGTAGAAAACGTACAGAACAGTTTATTACTCATATCTTCGTTTAAATATACTTCGTCGAAATCGTACTCGACAGAAAAATCTGTAACTGATTGCATTCTATTATAAATATGATTCTGTTCTACAAAACTAAATTTTTACTAAACTTAAATTTAACTGGGTACTTCCCATCTTTTTCTAAAATCTTTTGAATTTCTTCTAAAGTTTTTTTGCCGTCTTCTTTACTAAAATCAAAGAGTATGGCATCGTAAGTAAACAACGCTATTTTAGTTTTTTTATCTTTAAGATAGCGTAATACTTCTTTTAATATAAGAATATTATTTGAAGTTTCCAACGATTGCATCATATAATTCATCAACTTAGCTGGATGCATATCTTTTAACTCTTTTGTGAATGGTTTACCTGATTGTGGATTACAAACAAATCCTTCATCGTTAAACATGGTCCACATATTATCAATATATTCTTGTATATCTTTAAATATTTTTAAATCTTTATGTTCTTCAGGTATTTTTCCATATATGGCCTGAAAGTTAATCTGTTTTGCCTTAGCATATTCTTCATCTGTAATTTCATCTTTACCGAAATATAACTTTGCTAATTGCTTATGAGCAGATGCGCTGGTAAGTTTATAATCAATTTGCTCAGAAAGTAAGCGCAAGTGATACCCGTCAAAATCAAACTCAACAAAGTAATCTTTTTGTGGTCGGAAGGTTTTTCGATGCTTCTCCGTGTGAGGAATAGCAGCGAAATTAATACTATTATAAGAATTAGTGGGTCTAGATGTAGCATTGTATAAATTATATGATGTTAGTACTTTATTGTTAACTATATTATATAGTGGATCCCTAGGAGAGAACGTCTCTACGAAAGGTTCGTAATAGACTCCTATACCGTGTTGCTCTATTAAATAGAATACGTTAGTTGCAGTTTTATTATAAAAGTCAAATCCATCAGGAATCTCTAAATCTATTACAAATTTTATTTTTTCATAAAAATCTTCATAAGATTCATACAACTTACTGATAGGGATTAACTTATTTACAAACGGCTTATCTCTGAATCTATTATAGAAATAATTTATACCCGAATTACCTCTTGAAATATCTAATTTTTCATATTTTACCATACTGTATAGTAATGATAAATCTATGGCATCCTGTAAATTAAAATGATATAATAACTTCTTTTTATCGAACGTATATAGTTTACTACTTTTAAGTAATAACTCGTAGACACGCTTTTTTTCTACGTTTAATCCTTCATCATGATCTATAGGAATAATAAATCCGTGATCAGATTTAAGAAGTCTAATATATACTGCTATAGTTGAGGTAAGTCTGGGATGGTATAAGTCGTGTGTAGGTATAACATCTACATAACATCCTAATCTAACAAGATTTTCGAGATTAACTAACTTAGATTCTTCTTCTACTATATAAAACACTTACAAAACCTTTTTATTTAATATAGTAAAAAAGATTCAATAAGGCAACTAATATTGATTCATAGTTGAACTACCACCTACATTTCCGCCGCTGCCAAAGCCGCCTCCTATATTTCCTTCATCGAAAATACCTTCGTCATTATTGGAGTAACCCCCACCTCCACCACCACCGCCTCCGGTTCTACTAGGAGGGGTTGACAAAACTGGAGCTGTTGTTCTAGGTTCAGGTCTTACAGAACGTTTGATAGGTTTAATTTTTCCAAATCTTTTTATTTTTTTCTTTGGTTTCTTTTTCTGTATGTTTGAAGTTCTTTTTATAATTCTAAGTTTTTCTTCTCTAGATAAATCTTCAAATTTATACCCTTCTACATCAGATTCTATATCGACGTATTTATCGAATTCAGTAACGAATAAATCTAAACCTTTTAATTCTAAATTTGCTTTTTGAGTGTTTTCTTTATTTCTTGTAGAAGCACCTTTATATAGATAACCTTGATTAAAAATATCTCTTACTGGTTTTTCTAATATCCACTTTACGGTTATACCTTTTAAGTACTTTTGTTCTAATTTTTTTCTTGAAGTTTCTTTTTTAACTTCTATTATTTTACCATTTCTAGTATCTTTTATAAAATATCTTAAAAAGTAACCTTTATCATAATCTTCAGGTTCAGGATAAACAGGTTCTGAAACTAATTTATCAGCATATTCAGGTAAAGGTATATGTGGTTCAGAATCGTCTTTGACTATTCTTATAGCATCTTTACCAGGAACGCTTCCTGTATATGTTTCACCATTATAGAGTTGATGATAAGCACCCTCATAAGGTTGCCCATTAGGCAATAGAAACTCACCCCTTGAAGCAAACTTGCCTTTTAGGTATTTAAAAGCAGGAAGAAATTTTTTTAATTTACTCATTGTTTCTTATTTAGGAATGTACTTTGGTTTAGATTCTGGTGAATTTGGGTTCCATGCTTGGAAGTGCATCCAATCGTAATTTTTTGCTCTACCTAAACTATACCATCCGTTCTGTTCAAATATATCTATCATATCCTGATATTCTTGCCTGGAGAATAAAGCGTCTGGTGATTTTGTTTTTAAAGCATTTTTTGATGCATATAAATCTATTGCAATACCCCATGAATGTAAGCTCCAAGTTGTACCACCTCTTTTAGCTCTTTTATTATATACTCCACTATAAATATTTATGCCTAATTTGTTTATTTTTTCTTTCCCGTATTTGTCTAGTATACCTTGTAGCGCTGATCTCAAGCTAGATGCTACACCTTTATGTACTCCTCTAATAGTTTTTACAGGTTCACCATCATACTTTAAATTAAATCCTTTAGGAACAGACATTGTAGCAAAATTACTTTTATCCCCCGGTTTACCGTATTTATCTCTTACGTTTTCTTGAGTCTTGCTATTATCTAGTATTTCTTGAGATTCTTTTCTTCTTTTTTCTTTTTGTTTTTCTATCTTTTCTTGAGCAGCCAAAAATGAAGCATCAGGTTCTTCGGTTGCAGGTAAATTGAACATTTTAGTCGAAATATCTGTTACCCATCTATTATCTTGACCTATATTATCAGTTATATTAGTAATTATAAACCCAACTCTATTATGATACCTTGAAGGTAGTATGTTATTTTGTACTTTAAACGCTTCACCTACTTTTAATCCGCTGATTCCATCCATGGTAAAAGAAAGATTCAAAGGTATAATACCACTATATGATGCTTTAGTTCCTGATTGTCTTTTTACTCTTTGACTATGTTTATAAGCTAATGATGTATATTCCCTGTGGTTAGCAGAACAGTTTCTTAAAGCATCTCTATCGTATTTTTTGTCACTACTATATACTCTATAGATATCAGCTACTTTATTACCGTAATCTATAGCTTGTTCATTTAATTTTTCTTGATCACTAGCTGTATCATCGGAGCTTTTCTTTTCTGCTGGTCCGGTTTTAAGTTTTTCTTTGTATCTATCCCTAACGCCATCATTATATCTTGCTATACCGTCCAAAGCTTTATCGTCCCCAGAAACTGCTGCAGAAATAGCTAACATATTTGTAAGTTCTCCAGATATTTTGGATTCTAATTGAAAGTTACTTACTAAGCTTCCTAATCCAACTAGGTCTAATGTAGTAAACTCATCACCGCTTACTTTTTCTGGGTCGTAAAAGTTTCTATCAATGACTCTCCATTCATTTAATTTCTTATCTAAATCTAAATCAAGTTTATTTATAGCTCCTAAATTAGTATTTATATCACTTAATATTTTTTTTAAGAACGAAAATACATTAGCTTCTTGACTAGAATTATCTACTTCAGCTTCTACGTAACCTTTACAGATATCTTCTAAATGTTTTACGTTTAACATTATTCCGTAAATATCATCAACTTCACCTTTTGCAGTTGACACTTCGTTAGGTAGTACATCTCCATAAAGTTCTTTATCTGATAAGTATACGCCCTTTTCTGCTTTATGTTTTAACATACATATTCCTGGGTCTAAAGCAACGTGGCTAGGAAATGTAATAAATGTACTGGATAATGAAGTACCGTAGTTATTTTCTCTAAATACTGTTTCTTTTTCTTTATCTTCATTTTCAGGTATGAGAAAAGCGTTAACTAGCCCCAGTAGGGTACCCAGAGTAATATATACAAATTTATTTTCAAAACTTTCACCAGGAATGTATTCTGCGTCTCCTTCTACGACCGGGTCTTCAAACCCAGCTACATTAAACCTATTGCTAACAGTTATTAAGTACCCTATCTCATCGATATTTTGAGCACCTTTGATAAACTGCTTCATAAATTTTTTATTATCCCCTTTAATTCTCATAGCTTTGAGTGCTTTTAAAAGAGTAAAATCTGAAGCTTTAGTTGAATCAGACTTAACATACTCATCTAATCCACTTTCTTTATTATCAGTCATTAAAAGTTTTAAGGATTCTACTATTTCTCCTTTAGCTTGTATCTGAACACTGCAGTCAAAGCCTCCGTCGTTGTTATATGACCAGCTAAAGTTAATAATTCTACCTAGAAATGCGCTATAGTTGTAGTCTGTACTTTCTTCTAATTCGACTATTTCTTGTTCCAGTTGTGAAAGTTTTTTTGACTTATCTAAATATTTTTGAGCTAAACTATTTTGAAAAGTTAATACTTCACTACTTTTTGAATCATAATAAGCAGCAGAACCGTATTCAACAAGTACGTTAAACCCAGGTCTAAAGTAAAGCTGTTCAGCAGCATCTAACTGCTCTAAGGACCAAACTTGAAATCCTATGTCCGCTTTTTTTAACGTACCGTAAGCTCCCTGAGATTGTACTGTAAAACTTGTAATCCCCATCATAGGTCTAAACCCTGATTGTGAACTATAATCGTATCCGCTGTCGTTTTCTAAAAAATTACCAAGAAGCCTAAGACCTTCTCTATTTTTAAATCCAGTAAATTCTCCTTTATCGTTTTTTTGTTTTTTTAAAACACCGCCTTGCAAAACAAAATTAGAAGCTAATTCTTCAGTTAATTCTTCTTTATCTGGAGATTCTTTAGTATTTACAGAAGATACAACCCTTATCCATGCTCCTTTATTATTTAAAAGCATAGTATTATCAACAAGTCTATTATTATCAACTAAAAGTGCTTTTCTTGCATTTAATTGATCAACGACTTTTCTGTCAATTGGTATTCCAAATGCTTTTCCTGTTGACATTATCTTTCATTGTTTAATTTGTTATATAGATTGATAACGTTAGATGGATCTGCTGGTATTCTTATTTGAATACCTGGTTTGACGACAAGTGAGTCTTTTTTAAAATTATTCGCACCTGCTATAATCCACCATAAAGATGCATTATTGTAAAACTGTAAAGCTAACGTATCGTATCTATCACCTGCTGTAGTAATAGCGTAAATATCATCAGAGCTCAAAGGTATTTCCGGAAATATTATATTTCTATAATATCTTGCTCCTTCAGAGTCTTTTCTTACTTTTATATTTTTGTACCTATTCATTTTATATTAATATATTTCCTACTTTATTAATATACTGCTGACCAAATGTTGTATTAAAATTATGAACAGGTTGGAAAGAACATTGTACATCTAATACATGAGGAAGCTGTGAATCTCCATCTTGACCGCCAAATTGGTAATCTGTATTCCATGATAAATTAATAGAGTTAAAAAATCCTGTTTGATTTAAAAGATAATCACCAATAGTTACTGCAGCGAAATTACCTCTCATAAAACTATCTCCTACATAAGTTGGTGCTAACTGTCCTACTAATTTATTTAATTTTTGATAAAGTGGATCTACCTCGTTTTTAGATAAAACAGCTACTTTAAAACTAAAGTCTATATTTCTATTAAATCCTGAATATGTGTAGAAATCTTCTGCTCTTCCGATATACTTGAATGAATTCCAGTTTGAATTATAACTATCACTAAAAGAATCTAAATAAGCTCTGAAGTTTAGATGTGTTACTGTTGGCTGTCCTCCTTCGGTAGTTTGAGGAGAAATAATTTTAAACCTAAACTTTATTAAATCATTAAATACTTTATCTGTATCAGTATCTATGGTTTGACTTTCCTCAATCGAGCTAGTTACTGGAGAAGAAGCTTTTAACTTTCCTCCAAATAAGGTGTTAATTTTATCTACTGCTTGACCACTGGTATAGTCAAATCCTACATCACTATTAATAAGTACGTTGTGATTAGTATTAGTCTGTCCTACTGTGCTTTCTCTAGGAGTTCCTTCATTTTTTAAAGGTATGTATCCTTGATCATCTATTTTAGCAAAAGACCCTTCAAATTCGGGTACTTTGTTATTTGTACTTTGATTTCTAAATATTTCTGCTCTACTTCCTTTACCTTCCGGTTTATTGAAATAGTCTAGTACTATTAAACTTTTATTTTCTGTAAAATCACCGGATTTTTCTACCTTACCTTTTACAGTAATTATCCCGTCTTGATTTTTACTATTTTTATACTCTACATGACCTTGTACACCTCTTAGATACCCTAATTTGCCTGCAAATCCTTTTACAAAGTGCGTTCCTGTGCCGTTTACTGGTACTTGAGCTATTGTGGAAGCGAAGACTTTAGCCGAGTTTCCTATACCTCTTAAAGCATCTCCTACTAAAGATCCATTATTACCTTTATTTTTAATACGGTCTGCATTACTCTTTATACGTTGTTCTAGAGTATTTAATGCTGCTTGATTAGCACTAAATTTTAATGCTGCAGGAGTAGAGGTAAGTAGTTTGGTAATTCTTTTTAAATCATCTACTCTTTTAACACCTTCCAATTCGAAACCGGACGAACTTGCGCTTCCATCGATCGGTTTTACAACCAAAGGATCTTGAGCTCCAAATTCACCATAAGTCAAAGACTTAAGATTTGTCTGTATATTGATTAACGGCATAGTTAGATACTAGTTTGAATTAACCTGTAATATCTCTAGCTCTATCTTTTATCCCTTTTTCAGGAAGATTGTCCATATAGTTATTTTCAGGTTTTTTACCTTTTAAACTCAATTTAGACTGTTGAGCCAGAATATCTGGGTTGTCAGTAATAGATGAGTTATAATGCAAAGTAGATGTTGATTTCGCTCCAGCTCTCTGCGAAGGTGTTGTGCCTTTTAATCCTAATACAGACTCTTTTACTTTTGATAATAGTGACATAATATTGATTTTTATTATAAATAGTTATTAATTGCTAAGTTTAGAGTTTAGTACTAATGTTTGACCGACTTTACTTCCGTCTAAGTATACATCTCCTCCACTTTTGACAAGACTAATTAATTCTTCGAGTAATGCTTCAACATTTCCTCCTAACTTAGTACCGCCTGCCATGGTAATTGTATCTTCTCCGAGAGGTTTAATTGTAAAGTCCGATACTGGCATTTCTTGACTTCTAGATGTTGCTTTACTAATATCTCTAGCTGCTAATCCGGCGTCTATTGCGACTGATGCAGCTGTTCCTAACCCTGGTATAGTACTTGCTACTCCAGATGCTAATTCTCCTGCAGCGCCCAACCAATCTCCTTGAGATGCTCTACTTATTGCAAATCCTACTCCTGCTAATGCCCCTAAGATAGGAATTTTTTTAAGGAGAGATTTTCCTACTGCCTTAGCACCTAATTTACCGGCTTGTTTACCTAGGCTCTTACCAGCAGCTCCTCCACCTTTTTTTAGGAGGGCATCTTTTGCTGCTTTTCCTCCAAAGCCTGCGGCTATTTGTTTTGCGCTTAGTTTACCAGCGTTTTTTGTTACTGTTGATAAACCTTTACTAGACTTCATTAAACCTTTTATACCTTTACTTGCTCTAGATATTCCTTTATATAATTTAGGTCCTATTGCCACTCCAGCTAGTAGAAGTACTAGAAGTTTAACTTCCTTAATCAGATTCTGCATAACATTAGTTATGTTGGCAAAAGGATTACCTTCCCCTGTTAAATCCTGGGATAATTTACTCATAGCAGAAGCCATAGTATCACCCATTTTTTCTTGAGCAATTGCCATTGCTTTTGCAGCAGTTATGGATGCTTCTTTATCTGCTAATTCATCTTTACCTAATTCCCTTAATGCTTCTTCTTTAGACATTCCTTTTTTCATCAAGGCATCTATCTGTTGTTTGGTGTTGAGTGATGCTAAATCCTGTATACCGGTTTCTTCAGCTACTTTCTTTAGAGCTTCTTGCTGCATCAAAGTACCTGCTAATTCATCTCTATTCATACCTAGAGATTTAGCTAAAGCATTTTGCTGAAGAACGTTCAGGTCGGCAAACTCTGCTGCTGTTCCCACATTCTTAGCTAACTCTTCTGCTAATGTTACTTGGTCGCCGGCTAATGCTGCTGATCTAGCTTTATCTAAATTTAAATTTCTTCCTAGCAGCAATTCTGCTTCCATTTCTGCTGCAATTGATGATTCGAAATCTAAAAATCCTTCTGCGGAGGAATTTAACTGGGACATAGATAATCCAAGCTTTCTTGCATTAAATGCTGCTTTAGCAACTCCTCCTGGGAATTTTTGAGTAGTTAAAAGTGTAGCTTTAGACATTGATCCGATATCTTTCATGACATCTTGATACCTAATACTTTCTTTAGTACCAGCATCCATAGCTTTTAAGGTACCTATCATTGAGTTAGTTTGATTTTTAAACGAACCTTCTGATAATGCAGACATTCTATATAAGTTTCCTGCTTCATCAGCAGAAAGACCTAATTTCGTAGTCATTTTAGAAACTACTTTTGCAGTATCTGTACTTGCAATTGCTCCTGTTCCTAATGCTTCAGATAAAGCAAATGTTGCTTCTCTTGCCTCACGAGCTGTAACTAACGTACCTTCAAGAGCATCTATTTGATCGCGGTTAAATTTAGCTGCTTGGTTTGAAGTAATATTAAAAGTTTTTCTTACGTCTTGAGTAGCTTCATCAAATCGGTTTAAACCATCCACTGCTGTAACAAACAATGCTTTTCCTATAAGGCTAGTTATAGACATTAAACTAGCGCCTATACCCTTCATACCGCTTCCTGTTTCAGCTACAGCATCTCTTCCTGCTTTGGCAGCCTTACCGAAATCTCCAAATAATTTATTAATTAGAGGTATATCTTTTACAAATTCATCCGCCTTATCAAAAAACTTAACCGTATTATCTATTTTGCGATAAGATTTAAGTAACTTATTAGCTTCTTTTGTTAGTTCTTTAGAAGCCTGTAATTGATCATTAAGTAAAATTGCTTTAGACTGATCAGATTTTAATTGTGATTGTGAAAGTTTATCTATTTCTCTGGCAAGGCTGGTTTGTCCTTCTAGTGCTTTTTTATAAGTTTCAGTAAATTTAGCTGATTTGCTTTTAGATTTTAGATCAGAAGCAGAAAAAGTAGAAAGTCTTTTTGCTAAATCAACATTCTCTTGACCTAGCTTAGTATAGTAGTCCATTTCCCCAGCAGTTTCGCCAGTTTCTTTACCTACTTCTTTCATAGCAGCTTTCATCTGCTTTAATATATCAACAAACTCTGATCCTGCTTTACGCAGTTCATTCATTTCGTCTATTCTATCTTTAGGTTTGTCAGCCATAGGTATTTGTATATACTATAAATAGTTAAGGCCTCTATTATTTAGAAGCCTTAGTTACAAAAGTAGGTCTTTTAATTTTACTTTGATTTGAAGTTGCCTTAGTTTGTTTAGAAGCTTGTTGTGTTATTTCAGCTTCTTTATTAAAATGGTCTTGTATTTTATTGAAAGTGAACTTTCTTAACCAGATTGGCATATTATATACGGTATACCAATCAAAACCACCGTTACCGTGAAATACTATGTCGTGTATTTTAGAGAATAGTTTTGCCCTATATTCAGAGGTCAGGCCAAAAAAACTTAAGCGTGACGGGTACCTCGATGTCCTCCTGGCCACCGTCAACGGTATCTACAGTAGTCACCATATTAATATCAGGTGAAACTTCTATATATTTTTTTCTTAAAGCTCTCGCATCTTTAGCTAATAGGTAATTATCTACGAAATTACGAATATCTTTTTTCTCTGTTAGACCGTTAACAGAAGTAATCATATGTTTTAAACGAGTTGAGCTACCAGCATCAGATTTTTTATCTATTTTTTGTAATCCTATTACTTCTCTATCAATTGCTTTTTCATCACCGTGAGTTAGTAGTTTAAAAGTAATCGTATTGTCAGTAGACGGTAGTACAAACACAAATTCGTTTTTTCCGTCTTTCACTAATTTTTTATCTAAATAAGTACTTTCTAATGTTGAAAGGTCTACAGTATAGCTCTCACCATCATAATTAATATCGTAGTCTTTACCGTATGATAATACTCTTGCTGCAACCATTATAGCATTTTTATCTCCTAGTAGTAACTGGTTAAAATCTATAGTTTTATCAACTATTAAAGATTTTAATAACCTATCTACCGCTGTTCCGTCTCTAAGGTAGTTTTGATTAGTAAGTATATCTTCTTCTCTAGCAGTCATATATTTCATTTCAACTGTTCCACTAGATAATGGAGATTCTTCTGGATAAAGTAAACCTTTTGAGGGTAAATCTACTGATTCAGTAGGTAGTTTAAATTTTGATTCCATAAATTTTATTTGTTTATAACTTGTTCCATATATAAATATACGAAAAAAAAACTTTGGGACCAACAAAAAACCCGGAAAAAATCCGGGTTAATGTTTTTAAGAGGCAGAAGTGTATTAGTAATTTAATACGCAGTAGTCCATTGCTACTGTAATGCTGATTTCCACAGCTTCATCAGATGTCCAGTCGTACTGACCGAAGTCTCCGTTTGATAAGATTGCACCTTTGATGATCCATTCTCCTACGATATCACCTACAGGTCCTAATATATTTAAAGTTAGATCCTTTTTATAGAAATCTGAATATCCAGCTCTACCTGTTACAGATTCGTATCCTTGTCTAGCCCATTCCATTACTGCTTGAGCTCCAGAAGGAGTTACTGGATCGTAAAGAGTCATGGTCATATCATCCCATTCTCTTTTTCCTCTAATTTTTCTATATGAATTGATGTGATCTAATTTGATAACGTTATCGGTGAAGGTAGGAGCTTTCACATTCTTTACCATAAAGGAAGGAATATTATCGATAAGCATCACAAATCTGTTCTGTACCTTTGGTTCAAAGGCTTTAAACATTATTTCGTTTGGATCTAATACTGCCATGTTGTATTTACTTTATTATAAATATCGTTAATTAAAATTTATCCATTAAATGTTGCACCAGTAGGCTCAACTGTAAAGTCAAGTACTATAAATTCTGCAGTTTTAGCTGGCTGAATAAATATTTGTCCTACTAATTGATTTCTATCTACAACATCTGCTGTGTTGTTTGTGTCATCCATTACTACTCTGAAAGTGTAAAGACCTTGTCTTTGTACTACTGATTCTAAGTAAGGATTAACTATTGATAAGAATCTGTTTCTAGTCGCTACTGTATTTTGTTCGAATACTAAGTTTCTAGCTTGATCTCCTAAGAATTTCTTAAGTTCAATTAACAATCTTCTTACGTTTACTCTATCTAAAGCAGAAGCTTTAGTTTGTAAAGTCTTTTGACCAAA